TAATAAGTTTTATCTTGCTTAATACTTCTGATTTTATATCAGGCTATAATGGTGTTAACTAATTTGGATCTATTGTAATATATCCAATAATATTATCAGGTTTTGCGCCAGCACTACCGGTATTAAAGGTACTTAAAGCATTTGATAAATCAAATTTAATTAAAGAATCAATTTCAGCCATAGCATTATTACTATTTACTAATTTAACAGCTGAAGATGGAAACTAATATCCTTTATATAAATTAAATAAACGTTCTGTTAAAAGCTCTGTATTTTGAATAATATTATTTGTATTATCCGTAAATACTTCTAATGGAATATCTTTATGTGTTGCATTTTTCCCCAATCCATAGTTATTAATAGCATTATCTACAACCCATGGCATTATTTGAGCACGATGAATTAAATCTAAAATCTAATTATCTATTTCAGCATCATCAATCGCTTGATTTAATGTATTGTTGTTTAAACGAATATTTTTAACAGAATAATTTTTAATTGTATAACTATCAGATACAATATGTGATATTTCATATATTAAAGCTAACAATTGTGTTTCATCTAATAATAATTTATTATTTTCCATTTTTAATAATTCAGAGCCGTATCGACTTAATACCGTATATATTATTGTATAACCATCGCCCTGTCTAGAAAATTTATCTTTTTCAATAAATGATTGTATTGATTGTAAATGTTCTTGTGTTTTAGACAGAGCATCTCTTTCAGCAAGAATAGCATCCGTAGTAGGATTTTTAACACCATTTTGTAAGTTTTTTTGATTTTGTTTTAAACGTTTTAATTCATTTTTTAGACTAGTTAATCCTAAATTACCTAAACCTAATTTTTGCTAAATTTCATTAACAAATTCTTCCCAATTAGAATCTAAATTAGGAATTTTTATTTCAATTTTACCATTTGTTTTATCGGTTAGATACTATAAAAAAGCATTTTCTTTAGACCGCTCGGATGCGATAACAGATTCTAAAAAAGTAAACGCCTAATCTACAGCGGAGAAATTACTTTTAGGGTCGGTGAATGAATTTAAATTCTAATCAAAATACTCTGCTACTTTATCTAAAATGTCATTTGGCAGTGAATTAAAATATACATATGGTCTTTCAGGATTGGTTATAATATCATTTGGATATGCTTCCCAAATTATTTTTCCCATATTTTCATCTCCTAAAATGAAAATAAAGCTACCTTTTAAAAAGATAGCCTTATATAACTATAAATTCTACAATCACATCAAAATGTAATTAATCCCTCTTAAACTCCACACACTTTACCCCATTCAAGCAATCCAGCACCCAAGCCTTCCCAGACCAAGCCGCCGCAGTATCCAAATCAATTTTCTCGCCTGGAAACTTCTTTCTATTGCTTGATATTGGAGAAGTATATTTAACAGGATGTACATTCGCTAGGCTCTTATCTCGCCCATATATCACAGCCGGAAGCATTACCACAGGGGTATGCCCAAATACACAAGTTCTACCTTCTGTCCAGCCAATAGTAAGACCTTCTCTGTCCCATAGAACATGCTGGACTGCATAAGGCGGCAAAGTGTTCCTTTTGCCTTCATATTCCGCTGCGTAGACTTGTTCGAAAGTATACGGATGCCCGCCAGCATGGCAAAAATCCAGATTCTCATACTTGAATGTTAGTGGGAGTTCATCAATTTTATTTACAAACTCTTCACTTGCGCCATCGACTAGCCAATCAATAAGTGTAGGCAGGCCGCCATTGCTACAATGAAGCATTACTTCGGTGTTTAAGAAGTTTTTAACTAGGAACTCTGCGCGCTCACGCGTTAGTGAATGTAGATACTCATATAACTCTTCATTCTTATTATATTTGTTAATAATTGCGCGCGCAGCATCTACAAATATCGCTTCATGATTACCCTTCAAATAAATCACATAAGGATCGTCAAGAAGCTCCTTCATAATTTTATAACCATCAGGCCCACGATCGCACGCATCGCCCAGATAAATAATTGTGCTAGTTGGGTCTTCCGATTTACAATAATTCATAATTTTCTTGTACAATTCATACATGCCGTGTATGTCAGTAAAACAATACACATTTTTCATTACTGGTGCTCCTTTATATAAAATAAGGCTCTTAATGAGAGCCTTCATATGTTCTAATCTTTCGAATAAGTTTAGCAATAATGCCATGATTTCCTACCTCATCGCGCGTTCGTAATAGATTTACTCTATACTACCAATTAAGGTACTTAGCATATTCACTCATTTACAGAGTCCTCCAATGTTTTAATTGCTTCATTGTATACTTGAAGAAGGTAATCCTGTTCTTGCGCGAGGTCGCATTCGCCGCAATTGTGGTCGCAATCACGACTAATACATTCGCGTTCGATTTTTAATATCTGAATTATTTCATTCTTATCCATGATATTTCAGCAAGAAGCTGTTGCTAACAGCTTTAAACGACTGCACACCGTCAATAGAACGGAATACAATGCCTTCACGCGGCTGACCATCTAATGCAGAGTTGCCCTCAGCATAAGCCAAAATGTCATCAACAGACTGGAACTGATTGATTTGCATACTCTCATTCACAACAGGCACACAAGGCACACCATATGCGGTAAGAATATTAAGCATTTCCATAGTTCCAACGCGTCCTTTAGTAGAGAAGATAAGGTTAAATGCGGCCAAACGATGCTCTTTTAGAGAATATACGCGCTTCTGGATTCCTTCTCCATAAACCTCGCCCTGAATAGTAATCCACTCTTCCTGCGGATTATCATCCAACATACGAGAAAGTACATTATAAATATCATATTTCTTTGCCATTTCCCAATATACATTAGTATCGTAATAACAAGGCTTATCTACGGAATCAAAGCACACATTACGAGAGCACACATAGAAATGCTTGCGCCCAAAAGCTCCGCGCTTCATAGTAAAAGTAGACGAAGAACCGTCGATTTTCTCAGTTGCGACCCAAAGGCCCGCATCAAAAAGAATAAATGGCATATTCTGGATTCTTTCTTCATCAGTCTTTTTTACCCAAGCAGGCCATCCACCCTTCTTATCCTTCCGCTTACCGAAGAAGAAGAACATAATTTTCCGCCCCAGTTTAGACCGCATGAGCGCCCGCGCCCAGGGCTGTTTGAACAGCTTAGGATGACGCTGTACTATTTTCTTATATTTATCTGCGGATGGAGCCTTGCGCTGATTATCTTCATCATCCGCATAAGTTATACCAAGTTTCTTGGTAAGGAAACGAGATTCACCTTCGGCGTAATGCCACACTTCACCATCATAAATACCATTTGCGCCGCAAGTCCAACCAAAATCAGAAGCGTGCATAAGCAGGCCCTGGGAGATAGTCTTACACATCTTTAAGGTCTTTACCTTATAATTGCGCTTCTCAAGGAAAGCAAAACATTCCTTATCAGAAGGGACACGAGAATCAATCTCAAAATAAATAGCAGGGTCTCCTACTTGAAACTGACCTTTCTGAACAATTACTCGCCAGCCGCCAACAACAGCGTGCTCTACACGGTCATAGCCAGGAATAGGTTCAATTCCATCAATTATTACGACATACGCAAGCTCGCGCTCCTGATTCTTATTCAGCATTTAACTCATCCTTTCTCTCTTTTTTACATAATAATTATAACATAATTTCATAAAAAGTCAATTATCTATGTTCAAAAATCCAATTACCTTCATCATCTAAGTACACTAATAAAACAACTTTCTGGCCATTTTTTTCTCCAAAAACATATTTTCGTTCCAAAATATTTGTATCAATTACCTGCTTAATTTGATCAACCGCTCCGTAATCGAGAACGGTTTCACATACTTTATCATAGATATAATCTTTATATTCATTGCTCATAATTTCTCACCACAAATCTTCCGAATATAACGAACGAACCTTATACTCTTCTTTAAGCTGATTGCGCCACCAAGCATGTTTATAGGCGGCAATCCTATCATAAAAATTGTCATCTTCGTCAAGGAAGCCCTGAGCTAATTCTTTATAGTCAACATCTTTTTTATAATTAAACTCTTTAAGGATATAAAAGGCATCGCAATGACGGTGGCAAGGAATAACAATTTCCTTATTCTGACGCATATCAAAGATTTTAACGGCGGCTGAAACAATCATTTTAAACCTCCTTACAATACCACACAACAGTATAATTTTCTTTGTGATCTTTCACGCGCATTTTCAGATGGACTTTTGCGCCAACAGGGAAGTTTTTCGCGCCAGTAGACCAAACGTACATATTGCTATCAGTATCGAGCATATAATGAGTATGCTTATCTCCGAAATGGTCAGTCTTAGTTTCATTCTTCTGAATAATTACATCCTTTTCAAGCCAATCGCCCACTTTTCCCTGGCAAACACCGCTATTAACTTGAGTGCCCAGTTTAGTGGCTACCAGTTGCGCGATTTCAGGATGCGGGCGCATCCGAGTATCATGGTCTTTAACTTCTTCCCAAGTCAGTTTAATTGGAGTAATGGAAGAAGGTAGGGACGGAACAGGGATATGCGCCGGAGTATAATAACCAAAAGTAAGATTCATCCAAAAGGAACCCACATGCGCAGCGGCGAAATCCTTAATTTCATCAGGATTGCCCTTGTAAATAGTGATGTAGCCGCCTTCACGGAAGCCAAAAGCGTGCCGCGCATTAAAGTCCATTAGTTCATTTTTGGGCGCGATACCTGCTTTTCTGTCCTGTGCCTCACGTTCACTAATGGTATACCAACGCACCTTCTTATTGCCATTGGGAGTCATTACATAAACATACATACGCTTATTCTCTTCAAAGGGTTCGCCCGCAAGAGAGTACTTATCATAAGTCCGTGCAGTTGGCATTTTTCTTACTTCCTTTCCTCATTTTTTATATTATAGCATATTTTTAGAAAAAAATCAAATAGTAAAATGTAAAAATTACATTTTACTATTTTCATATTATTCAATATAAGCTTTTGGATTATTTATATTAGCTCTCCATACTTCCTGTAAGTATCCGGATTTTATTAGACTTTCAGGAGTTGAAGTAATTAAGGCAGTTGGGCAACCTTCCATTTGATGATTGTCAGCAAACTCTAGGTCAGAGAAAATAATATCTAACATAATTTTATTCGCGGGGTGCATTGCTTTACAACTTTTATCTCTTTGTGCCAACCACCATCTGCGCTCGCTGCTATAACTAAACCTTTCAGTATTATAGGCGTGCGCCGCGCCAAGGAAATCACACACCATTTCTACGAAATCATCCATTGGCATTGGATATACTGTTAGACCCTCGCTATAATTATCCGTCCAGTATGCCCAATGATGAGGGTTGCGGCCGCGATGGTGTAGCCACGCACGCGAGAATCCTTGCTCCTCTTTCGCCGTGCTAATAGGAGAATGGATTCCATCCCAGTATCTCGCTGACTCGAAAAACTCGGTAGGAGAATACTTTGATAGGTCGTGTTTCCATCCTCGCCAACGGATGCCCGCAAGTCTACAATAATACTTAACCCACTTTCTATGGATACGGATCGTTTTCCAATGCCCAAATATCCGCCTTAAAGTTAGTTTTGGCTTATTCATATTGTCCTCTCACCACATAATCAAATGGCTGCTTTTCAAGCCACGCTCTATTGTATTTACTAATAGGATAATAGATATAGTCTCCATCGGAAATATAAGCGGTTTCGGCGCCTTTAATGAAGTCATCTGATTCAATAAAGTCAATATACTCTTCTTTAGTCATGAAAATATCAGAGTCGCGCTTATAATAATCATCTAGCGGGACAGCATCAAGGAAAAGGTCATTAAGTTCAACAGACTCTTCAAATCCGTCAGGTTCACCAACCATGACATATAGTCCGTTTTCATCAACGCGCGCGGCCGCGGGGAGAAGAACTCCCGCGCGCCACTGTTTATTCTGTTTATATAGAACGTGCTTGCCAGCACGAATATCAATTTTCATTCTTTACTCCTTCAACGCGAATACTCATAATTGGGGTATAACGTTCACTATTCAGTTTTTCAAGACACAGATCCCAACCATCTTTACCAGACAGGATTTGCTCAACCATGTTCATAGAAAAACCACTTACATAGGAGAAGCCTGGACCGATTGCTGGAATATTCTCCTGCCGAGCATCAAGATTCCAGAAGATGATACGAGGGAGTTTATAACCGTATTGCGCCCATTTCTTACCCTGAGTCTCAATTACGGTATCAATATATTGATTAGCCGCACGAACACGTTTCTCATAGTTATAAGTATATCCAACATCGGTATTGACGCAAGCATTAAACTCCATATCACTGAAGATATAAAGCGTCTGAGGCATATCTGCGGGATCAGTATGATGCTTCCGTGCGGTCTTTAGAAGCAGATCAAATACCGCTTCGATGTCGGTAGAGCCACCCCAATCTGCGCTTTCAGCCCTTGTAAACTTATCGCAGATGTCAACACCTTCAAACTCTACAAGCTGAGGATTGGTAGAGAAGGTAATGAAATGATTCTTAAAAGGCCCTTTACCACGCTCCGCAATATAAGCGCCCATAGAGACTGCGGCTTCCAGCGGCTTTCCGTACATACTACCACTTACGTCAACTACCGCGATGCCAGGTTCTTCTTTGCCATTGTAATAATCCTTTAGATTATCCCAATACTTCTGCCAGGCAGCGCGCTCAACATCAGTTGGAAAGTAGCTACTAAAAATCTGATGCGCAATATCTACTGGAGTTAGAACGCCAGCATTTACTTTTGAGGTCTTATTGTGCATAAAAGCCGCATAACGTTCCTTGGTTTCCTCACGATGCATAAAGGCGTTCTTGTATAGGAGGCCGGCGCGAGAAGGAAGCTTATCAAACTCAATCTGATTCCAATGCTGCTGGCTCATTAGTGATTCAACAATATTACAAGCCTTACGGCCCTCAGTAAGCATCTTACGATACTCGCGCGAAGTCATACCAAAAGCAATACGGGTCTTATAGGCAAGCCGCTTGGATTCCCTGGAAGAACAGTTTTCACTTTTAAGCCACTTAAATACAAGATGATCATTATTCTGGGAAACTACGTCATACAGGTATTTAAACATTCTCTTTTCGCAAGGAGTTCCTTCAAGCGCGAAAATGTCGTCATAGCGGCCATACTCACCAATAAGAGGAAGCAGATTAATTACTTCAGCAGGCTCTTCATTAGCTAGCCACTTCATACAAATACGGAAGAAACGACGCTCTCCCTGGCCCATGCGCGCATCACGCAGATAGAATAGGCAACGAAGCGCAAGCGTAGCATTCTCTTCATATGCCTGTTTAAACATAGTGATAATGTCATCTTCAGAGCGAGAGCGCATAGCTCCGCCCATAGCAAACATATCCAGTACCTTATTAAGGGTGGAACGATGGGTAATACCACCGTTCTCCGTGAGAGTGTAATTAGTATCTTCTTTCAGATTCTTTAGATATTCGTTCATATTTTTCTCCTTTTCATCTTGGCTCTTTTCAGAGCTGTAAGAGTGTTTATAGTATCGACAAATGTCAGGTTCGCAATGCCTACAAGGCGCATTGATATAACAATTCTTATCTTCTAACATATTTATTATACCATAATTTATTCAGAAGTCAAGTATTCATCTTCATCACTTTCATACATGACTTTGAGGCCATAGTCCAAAGCTGCTTGGTGCTCAATGCGGCAGCCGCGAGCTTCATCCCATCCCTTACAAAAGTAAACAGTATCACACAAACTCATTCTATAAAAAGCATGAGCCATGTATAGTAATAAAGTATTCTTACATTCTAATCTTTCAACAAAATCTGGCGGGCGCGTTCCGAACATTTCTCTATATGATAAAGGCGCGACTTCATATCCTTGATTTTCAAGTTTAGTTCTAACTTCTTCGTAGTGCTTACGCCAATTGGGATTATTCCCCATTGGAATAGAAATCATTATCATGAATTAGTCCTCCATATGGATAAGTATCTTGCGGCTGAACCGGTACTGGTAGACGTCCAAGTTCTTCCCAACGCTGACGAATATCTGTGATTACTTCATCAATATGTACTGGTGTACAATTATGGGCATCTACGCCTACATCGTACATAAAAGGATTACGTGGATCAATCCATGGTGTCATAGAATGTATATGCCCATGAAGATTCAGTACGTTTTGTGAAAAATGCCTGCCACTATCAAAGTTTGCGGTAAGAGTCGGATAATGGCTCACGTAGATTGAAAGCTTCTTATATTTAAATAAGTGCGCATATCCTAGTGCGATCACATTCGGGAGCGCGCAAAGTAGTTGTTTACGAGTATCACTATCATGGTTACCCCAGACGATATTGATCTGTCCATTTAGGCGCTTAAAGTACTCTAGTCCTTGCGCATTATCATTAAGCATTGTATCTCCCAAATGAATAACCATATCATTTGGTTTAACTACGCTATTCCAACGTTCAACCATGGCTTCGTTCATTTCCTCAACCGAAGAGAAGCCGCGAGGTTTGAACAAAAAGGTTTTAGAATGACTAACAAAAGTGAGAATCACTAGTTAGGAAAATCTCACTCATTGGGCTTCATCTCCTTCCACATAATTACTACAAATATCATCAAACGGCGGATCGCAAACAACAATTTTACCCATTTTATCTACATAATGATCACATAGCCACATATTTTTGCCTTGAAGGCAATAAATACAATTACCACAACTCTTATTCATCAATTACTTCAATGCTCCCTACAATACGTTCATCTTCATAGAGTGAAGGTTCGGAGTAAACATGAAACATATTTCTAATTACTGACTCTGGAACCTTTTCACGGCCTTCGCGCAAACTATTCTGTTTTAGGCAAGTTTCAAGTTTGGTTTTGAATACTACATAAACAATTTCGTAATTAGTGATATGCCTATCAATTGCGCGAATAAGCTTATTGCGCGAGGACTTGTTTAGATGCGTGGCATCTGCAATCACATCTTCATCTTTCAAAAGAGCGTTTGTAATTTCCTTAACGAACTTCTTAAAGATTTCTTTCTCATGAGAGAAGTATTCTTCATCTTCTTTGACGAGTGAAAAACGAATAGCATCACGAGATACGTAGTGAATGTTTCGAGTCTTGATGAAGTCTTTGGCCCAAGTTGTTTTCCCTGCGCCAGAAGGCCCACACAAAATATACAATGTTGGCATCTATATTCTCCTCTCATTTTTTCTATAAAAATTATACTATAATTTTGAAAAAAAGTCAAATAAAAAAAAATAAAGGGACGGTATAAGCACCGTCCCGAAGTAAATAAATGCTAGTCTTAAAGGGGCGACTTTTGTAGCTATATTGTACATTATCCCACTAGCGCCGCACGGTGGCGATTTTAGGTGCCGCCGCCATCACACCTATGATACACAGTCGTTGTTAAGTGAGTGACTGGTGCCTCACGGGCCGATTTAACGAGCAGGCCCACGTACTCCACGCCTAGCGTCTCAGATACTTTTAGCAGTTACGATCGCTACTGCTTTCACGCACAGTCCCCCAACAGTATCATCAGGGCTTTAGGACTCATCTTATGTAGCTGGATTCATATTGCATATCCTCTACCCATAAGAGATGGTTACACATTTTTTAACCGCCTGCGCCCATCGAGCGGTAATCAACCCTATTCTCATAGGGAGAAGGGTTCTCTTCCCAGACCTTACAATCATTGATTATAAAGTCATTAAAGTCGCACCAAAACCTCCAATCCATCGCCAGTCCATTATAAAAACCATGACGAGTACGACCAGTTTTACGGTCATGCATAATAATTTCAGCAGTCATAAGACCGCCGCTATAATCCTCAAACCAGTCCATTTTGGTACGAGCCTGGGAGATATAGAATCTGCCAAGCCACAGTGAATCATTTTCCACAGTCTTATTCACATATCGGCAATACTGGTTAAACCAACGCTGATGATTCTTACGATTGTGGGATTTCATACTGTACTTACGCATTTCTTATCTCCCCTTTCTACGTTATTATTATAACAGAGATTTCATTAAAAGTCAAACATTAGGATGCCATTCTTCAATTTCAATTCCATGCGCGCGAATCCAATCTTGAACAACCCATCTTTCACTACATGGATTGTCATATTTTTCAAAGAAAATAAATGCGAAATCAACGTCAGAAAAACCTTCATTTTTACATATTTTGACTTTTAGAGTATGCAAGTTTTGCATAAACTTTTCAAAATCAAGCGCAAAAATCTGATTATGATATTCGCGCAAAAATGCGCAGTCTTGGGGATGCTTAGGATTACACTTACCATTACACAAGCCATCGCATGAGCGTCCTGGCCGTAATGGAGGACAATGAAGGCTAATTACTCCATTTTTGTCCGTCCCGCCTACCTAATACCATTTGGGCGGGAAAATGGTTGTATTTAGGGCGATTAGATTTTTAGGGAAATGCCGTACCATAGCCCAATATGATGTATATAACTTCATTCTTACCTCTTAGCTATACAGTTTAAAAGTCTTAGAAATCTTCCATGCAGTTTCATCATCCAATGGCTTAAAACCAATACAAGTAAGAGTTCGTCCAACACCATTTTCATCTACCTCTTCAGGAGTTAATTCTGTAAGGCAAGCATCTTTAATAAGGAAGAAATCCTTATTTTCTACCATACCTAATCCTTCTGCGATTTCTTTTGCGCGCAATAGTTGCTCTTTATCAGGAGCTTCACAAATAATTTTGGTAAAGACTTTACAAAACCAATCATCTACAATGTCTTTATCAATTTTTAGTTCGTAATAATACTTATTGTCTGTGGCATTAAAGAAAGTAGACTTAGCATGTTTCCTAATACCATAAGACATAAAAGCCCAAGAAGCGTGCGCTACCTGCGCCGCGAGCTTACCTGGGCTCATGTGAAGGTCTTTTCGCGCGATGATCAACTGCCGCATTACATTACCCTCTTTTCTTATTTATTGGCGACACTAGCATAACTCAAATCAATACATACGGAATCAAAATATATTACGCTAAGGAACTATAAATGCGGGTAGGGATTTGCACCCTACATGATATACGTCTTTTCGCTCTTCACTTTACTAATATTCCTTTCTATTAGTGGCTGTCCACGATATTCTTTAATCTCGGCCATGAATTGAGTTTCTAGCGCAATCTCACGACGCAATGTTTACCTATTCCATCACCGCATAAGCGACACTAGCACGACTCGAACGTGCATACCGTACTACCGGTACCCTCATCTTAGCAGGATGGGGCGTTACCATTCCGCCATAGTGTCATTCTTCTTTATTATATCTATATTCCTCAGGAAGAATAACATGAAGGAATTCTCTATAATATTTAGCCATATCTTCAGTAGATTGAAAGCCAACTACTGCTTTTGGTTCATAAGCATGTTTATAAAGCATCATATCCATCACTTTTAGACAATTATAAACTTCATGTAATTTATCTTCCATACTTTCTCCTTTATTTAGATGTGCTATTACGCCAAATCTCTTCCTTATTACCTGCCGCACATCATACTTATAGGACGCGCAATCGTAAGCCCATAATACATTTTGCACGAACAGAAGTACAAGAACTCTTTAGCTGATGGCTGCCTCTAAGCCCACAGTTCTAGAATAAAATATCGCGGAAGAGTTGCGGATACTACTCGGCCTCTTGCTACGGGTCTCTTTTAATACCCTTGCGGGATACCAACGCGATATTTTGTATGAAAGAAAGAAGATTTTTAATTATTCTTTTTGCAACAAATCTTTAATTGCCTGTTATGTATACTCTTATCTTCTTTCTGTTTATATTATATCAGAAATTATCCTCGGTGTCAAGCATTTGATCTTTCATTTCGTCGATACGTTTCTTATCGGTGATCGGCCAATTTTTACCACCTGGCCCACCACTTTTGCGCATTTTCAACTTGCTAGTCTTAGAACGACACATAGGGCATGAGCAAAAGATGGTGTTCTTGCTGTATTGGTGCAGATTATCATACCAATCGCGGCAATTCCTCGTACCCTTCAGCTCTCGGTCAATTCGCCTTTTTCTAATGGCCTTAACCCAGTCATTATGACGCTTTTCTGCGAGATTCCTCATCAACATCAGCTCCATCCGATATAATATTTCACGCCGAACGAAGGAATCGAACCTTACGCCTTTGGGCGCGCACTGTTTTCGAGACAGGCTCCAGCCCAGCCAGATTCATTCGGCATTTAGGTCATTTTCCATATACATGATTTCTTTTCCATGAAGGGCCGCGTAAAGAATCTCTGATTGAGTACTCATGCCAACATATCCATCTTTATTGATAACATATATAGCATCAGCCATATCAATCTTTCTCTTATGAATATCATCAAGCATTACTTTCTGCTCTTCTGTAAAGACATCTCCCGCATGGCCGAAACATCCAACGCTAATTACAATATTCCCCTGTAATGTCAGCTCTCGGTTTACACGTTCAAAATCTTCCTTAAAACGAGTGCTTCCACACAGGGTAATTACCTTATACTTCTTCATCATTATTTCTATCCTCAATACCATAAAGTTCTATTTCTTCGGCAGTAGCATACCGCCATTTAGCTTTTCCTGCGCCGCATCTGCGGCCGTGGCAAGCATCTTGTATATGACTATAACTCAAACCTGTTAAGCGAGCGGCAGCATAGGCAGAATTATATACATGAATTGGAGTTTTCTTATCATGTGGAATCTGGATAACAGGTTTACTAGGATTCATATTTTATTCCACTCCTAAATAAAACATTTCATAAAAAGAGCGACTAGTCGGATTTGAACCGACAAATACTGCATGGCAAGCAGCAATGTTACCACTACATCATAGCCGCATGGGTGGCATACTCGGAGTTGAACCAAGAACTTATCGGCCACAACGATACGTTTTACCGTTAAACTATACACCACATACCCCACCGATACAAGGACTCGAACCTTGGTAACGGGCTTAGAAGGCCCGGACTCTATCCTCTGAGTTATATCGGTAAATAACAAGGCTCATTATAATGATTTTTGTTCATAGCAAAACACTTTTTAATAATTTGCTGTAAGAGCCTTTAAGTGCGCAAGATGGGACTTGAACCCATACGCCATTACTGGCACAGGCACCTCAAGCCTGCCTGTCTGCCTATTCCAGCACTTGCGCGAAAGCGCACGAGTATACTGTTGCTCACCAGTCACTACTTACCTTTAGTGCTCGTGCGAAAGTACCCGATATAGGAATCGGACCCATATACCACGGTTCGTAGCCGTGTGCTCTATCCGTTGAGCTAATCGGGTATATAGTACTCCACAAGGGATTCGGACCCTCACTGTATGCGCTCTGAACGCATTGCCTCTGCCGATTGGGCTAATGGAGCATATAGTGCCCAAGGTGGGAGTTGAACCCACAGTGTATCAATGTAGACGATTTTGAGTCGCCCCTGTCTCGCCAGTTGCAGCACTCGGGCATTAAAGTGCGGGTAGCCGGACTTGAACCGGCACGCCTTACGGCAACAGATTTTAAGTCTGTGGTGTCTGCCTATTCCACCATACCCGCAGATTGGAGGCTTTAATCCTCCTTTACATCGGCTCGTTCAAACTCTTCCATCAGAGTGTCTTCGGTAAGTGGATCTTCCCACTCTTCCAGGTAAATGCCAATCACATTATCATGACCGTAGTAATTGGCTACCTTCTCAAAAGCATCACCATAACACTTCGCGCCCGCAAGGCCAGATTCCTTGCGCCGCTTGTTATCCACATCATCGAAATAGTCAATCTTATAGTAATACATATTATTCTCCTTCCTGAAAGAACTTCTTAAAAAACTCCATCATTTCCTTATCTTCGGTGAAAAACGGGTCTTTTTGTTCTTGGCCTACATACTCTCCAAGTACATTACTGATTAGCTGCCCGAAGCGCCAATCTGGTACTGTGTGCCACAAAGCAGCAAGTTCCTGACAAAAAGTATCAATACGGTTTGGGTTTCTCATCTTATCCCTCACTTTCTAATAATATTATACTATAATTTTGAAAAATGTCAAGAGCTGGTGACAGGACTTGAACCTGCAACATCTCGCTTACAAGGCGAGCCCACTACCATTGTGATACACCAGCAAGTGGAGAGGAACTTCCCCTCCGGTGTGCCGAAGTTCATCGAGCACTGGGACCCGGGCCTCACAGCCAGCCCCAACGGCGGTTTTTCCCGACATGCTGGTCGTGCCTATGCAAGATCGTGCTCATTAAACACAACCCAAGCTGGGGTGGCTGGATTTGAACCAGCGATCACGGAGTCAAAGTCCGTTGCCTTGACCAACTTGGCTACACCCCAATACTGGCGCCCGATGTAGGGCTCGAACCTACGACGCTGCGGTTAACAGCCGCATGCTCTACCGACTGAGCTAATCGGGCAAATGGTGGAGACCGTTACTTTACTTTCTTATATACCGCTTTCTACTAAGCCACATATCACTACTGAGCCGCCTTCTTGTGACAAGAATACTTATATTGCAAAGTTATCTTCGCGGCGGCTTTCGTGCCGGTGGTAGTTTACCGTCCCCACGAATCCATGTTAGCGGTTGCATCACTAGGGAGGCGATGCGTCTGGCGATGCTAGTGGGGATTGAACCCACGATCTCAGGCGTGACAAGCCTGCGCGATAACCATCTTCGCTATAGCACCATAGGATTGGCTTACCCCGACACGCGTCTGCCAATCAGCGCGCCCCAATCAACGCGCACCCCGTATGGAAACCACTGCAAACAAGGTATGGAACTGGATCTTTTTGTTTATCTGCGTGATTCCATATCAAGCCTTTAGGTTGGCTAGCCACACATCATTCTTTAAGCTCGCATTTGTTCTGAGCTGGTACCCCATGAGGGACTTGAACCCTACATCTTGGCCTTGAAAGGGCCACGTCCTTACCTTTAGACTAATGGGGCATAATATGATAGACTATTGCAGAACTTGCGGTCTATCAGCGCGACACCTTTTTATACTGGGTCATGTATCCAGTTTTATTGCCCGATCTGCACAGGCTGGCAGGAGTTGAATGATTTGAACATTCATCGCTTGTTTTGGAGACAAGAAGACTACCATTGTCCTAAACTCCTATTTGGCTGGCAATCAAGGATTCGAACCTTGAACTATGGAGTCAGAGTCCATTGCGTTACCAATTACGCCAATCGCCAACGATGTCGGGGTGGAGGGATTCGAACCCTCGGCCTCGTGTTCCCGAAACACGCGCGCTACCAAACTGCGCTACACCCCGTTCCTTTTTACATTATTATTATAACTCGAAATTGGTCAAAAGTCAAATATTTTGCTAGGCTAATTCCATTAGTCTAGACTTAGACTATGTACATTTCCACCTGGAGTCTCAAACATTCCCACCTCGCAACATCCTCCATAGTCCTAGGCTAGTAAGCACTAGCTCCTTTATGAGTGTCCAGTTGGAGTTGAACCAACTAACAAGAGCTTTGCAGGCTCTTTCCCGCCCGACGAGAGTTGGACACATAAGTGCGCACTGACGGACTCGAACCGCCGACGTCTTGCTTGTTGGTGCCTTTCATGGGAATTGAACCCACAATGTGCCTACACGAAAGACAAGGCAAGTGCTCTCCCAACTGAGCTAAGCGCGCATACTGGACCTGATGGGAATTGCACCCATGTCCATGCTATAGTAGGTATTAAGAAATACTTACACGATAGATGGTTTTAAGTTCCATCAAACTATCCAGAGGAAAAAAGGAGAAATACGTACTAATCTTTCTTTAAGCCGCAGGTAATTACCGATTAGCAAGTTTACCGTTTAGGCAGCCGCAATTAGGCGGCCAAAGCGAAATTATATTCGTCGTTTCTTTTTTACGTTGCTGCGTAAGGTGCTCCGCCTACCCGTGTTCTTAATACTCACCATACCTGTCGAATCTAAGTCAGGCCCATACGTGGAGTTGACGCGAATCGAACGCGCTGCATCCTACTTGCAAGGCAGGTGCTCTACCTATTGAGCTACAACCCCATTTCCTTTTTACATTACTATTATAATAAAACTTTTACTAAAAGTCAAATACTTATGAGTTTTCTCCTTTGAAAAATAGAATTATCATTGCAATCATAAGTAATACTCCTACGCCAAGAACACCATAATCAGTTTCTAAAAGTGTTTCAATAATTAAATCCAAAATACTCACCTCAAAATGCAGGACGAATTATTAAGCAGGTAATAATGAAAATAATAGCCAATCCAACAAATATCTTTAATTTCATACTACGTCCTCCTTCTTAGTAAAAAAGAGGCATTTGATCGAATGCCTCAAAATAAGTTAGGATTTCGTTTTCTGCTCGTCAGCAGAGCTACTGAGTATTAAATGCGATAGCAACTTTCGGCATTCCTAACTTATGTAAGTCTGTGCCGCGCGCGGTCACAGCATATGTGTGGTAATCCCGTGTTTAAAGTGCGTTCTATTACCACAAAGCCCAGCACTACGAGACACGGTAAAAAACATAAGCAACATTGTTCTACTAATTATTTGCTGTCTGTGTCTCATCCTTTTTACATTTTTATTATACCACGGATTTCAACAAAAGTCAAATATTAGGGCCATTCTCCTAACGGCAAACCTACTGAACCACGCTCAACGTCAGTATTGAAATATACTCCCTGTGCGCCTGGACCAGTAAGTAGCTCGGTAGCAAGCTCCTCATATAGACAACTAATTACACCATGACAATCATGAAGATTATCCGCAAAGAACTGTACAACATAATTCTTAAATACTACATATACCATATCAAACCAACCATATTCAGCAGTTGGAGGGACAACGGCATACGCAAAAGCTGGATTCTTATCAAAAGCTACCTCAAATAGCTCTTTCTTATCATGGAAAGCGCGATTAGAGGAAATACCATCGACATCTACCATCAGCGTAACATTACCAAAATGAACTTCCTTTGGCAGAAGCATCAGTAACGCCGCCACTTTATCCCCATTATTACAAGATAGAATAATATAAGGATTCAGGCCCGTATAATCAACATTACAGGCAATTTGCGGGTCCCCATCAAAAAGAGCTTCCATTTTCTTAATATAAATTGCCCAAGGAGAGAGAATCTTTAGACGTGCGTCTGTCATAATTTATACCTCGCTTATTCATATTTTACATGAACATAGTCCAATACTTCTTTCATTCCTAAACCGCCTTCATCCCATGGTTTAAGGCAGTATTCCCATATCTTAGGGTGAGTCTGTTTTAGTTGCTGGAATCTATTAGGTTCTTTTTCCATATGGCAGCCAAATGCGCAGAAGATACATCCGGTTCTATGTATTCCCGTGGTAGTAAGCTTGCCTTTCTTATCCTCTACTATATCACCATATAGAGGGCAATATGGAACATTGTATTCTTTCAAATACCGAAGAATATCTTGTTCCGTCCAGAAGGATAACGGCTTGCTCTTAGCTTCTTTTCCTTCAAAGGCATTACATCCACTACGCATCCACTCATTACGTCTAGTAATAGATTCTTCCGCGAGTGTCGCAATTATTGGATGCTTGCCGCTTACTTTTTGGAATCTGTGGCCTGGCTGCTTTTTCATTACATCACAGCACCAATCACTAATTTTAAAGGGCGCATCTACTAAGTATTGCCATTTCCCATCGCCTAAACCGAAAATCTTACTGTCATATTCTCCACTAAGGTATCTCGCTCTTACTGAGTCGGGGTTCCTTTTCGCCGTTGCCACATATCCAGCAATACGTTTACTAATGACAGGATAACCAAACTCTTCAATAACTTGCCGAAAAGTTTTACGTGGTTTAATAATTTCAACATTATCCCAACTTTTTACAAAATCTTTTACTTCTGGATATTCTAGGCCAGTATCAACAAAAACTGCGGTAACTTCTGGATGAACTTGGCGTACAATATCAAGTAAAACTGTACTGTCTTTCCCGCCAGAAAAAGCCACATATACCTAACCATCAAAATGGTTATAGTATTCCATTATTTTTGCGATTGTGGTCTAAATCTTCCATTCTAGCGGCTCGGACTACATCTGCTTTAAATCAGTAGCAGAAAACTTTCTACTTCCCGATGCCATATGTTATACCTCGCATACAAGTAATAAAGGATTTCTTCCTTTTTACGTTTATATTATACATTAAAATTAAATAAAAGTCAAATAATAAATTGGTGTAAGTTCTTCTTCTCTAAGCATATCAACAAACTTCATGATATTAAACGGGATATTTTTAGTCCATTGTTTCATATGAGAACGGATCTTAGGCATAGTAACCTAAGAAAACGATATATATAAATTAGGTAAAGCAAACTTCTCATATGTACGATAATGATTAATATAAAATGATCGTATAATTTTCCATGTATCGTCTATTAATTCTGGCCGCTCCTGTAAAATACAAAGGAAAAAGAAATACTCTTGTGCCATTATATAATTATACTCGTCAAGAAGATATTCTGTTTTAATTTTAGCTTTCTGAGCAATTTCAATAGCATGTAGCCCATTTATAATAATTCCAGGGCTAAGCTTTGTATAAAAGAAATCATTATTATTAATTTTCGTTAATGAGTTCTTATCTATATGCTCATAAAATACTGGAATCTTTATATGTTTATGCGCTTCTGAAAAATAATATCGTTCCCACTATTCTAAAATTAAATAACAAGCGCGACTAAAGCCATAATCTTCATTAGCATATGAGCCCTCTTTACTAAAATGAATATTATACATTTCAATAAAAGACCGTTTATAAACCGTCCCAATAGTTTTATCATCTGGATAATCATTTAAAATATTCTTATCATCAAAAACATAGGAAAATGTATATTTTTTTATATAAGTATTCTTTTGAATATTATCCATTATTACCTATAAACCATTTTCATAAAAATAATCTCCAGTATCTAAAAACGTAATATAAGTACCATTGCTATGCTCAATTCCATACTGCCGCGCCATTCCGGGCCCTTGATTAATCTTCAAGGAGTAAAAGTGTAATTGAGGGTATTCCTATAGTATATCAGAATAATCTAAATCCGAAGCGTCGTCAACAACTATTACATTTACATCTGGATGTGAAGGAATTGAGTTTAGAGTACGTCTTAAACCTTTTTTATTTTTATAGGTGGGGATAATAATATCTAAAGTAATACGTGTAGGAACATTCCGCTATAATTCTGATAAAGGCAACTGCTTATAATAATCAAAATGAGGAAACTCTTCTAACTTATAGTGGCCCGCAAAATGAGTAATTTTTTCGCGCATAGGCGGATCAGCCTATATACAAGCATTATAATCGCTTGGAAGAATTAATATTTTCCCGCGAAAAAATTCATTAAAACAATCTTGCTCCTTATATCTATACCAATAGGTATTTAAAGCATCAATCATTTCATCATCTTTTTTATCTTCACGGATTTTTTTTAAATTAAGCATAGCAACACCCATATTAACATAGGAGCCTTCTTGCTATGATAATTTTCGTTCTTCTACCGCAGCCAAATAATAATCAGTTAAATCTAAATCCCATAATTCAGAAATATTTTCATTAACAACAGTATCCATATCTATACTTAAAATACTATCTAAATCTGGGAAAATCTTAGTATAAGCTGCGCGAATTAGAACCATATATGTACATACATTATTAAAGTTCGGGCCATCAGGCTTAAAATAAGTTTGCCCACTTATATTAATACATTCTATTTCTGGCGGCAGTTCATATGGGAACTAATCATCTTCAATTAAAAAATATATTTTTTCAACATTAGAATGCATTAATAATGATTTTGCCGCGGTTAACATCTGCTAATAAACGTTGCGTGTACCGCTATAAGCCGCTGCTCTCACTCAATTATCCTCCTTTATACGCCAAAGAGCGGTATAATCTATACCGCTTATATTTCATAACTAGGCGCATTAATATCACAATCCAAACACGATTATTCTATAAAAGTTGCTGTGTGCGCCTAAACTATTGGCCTACTCCGAACTTCATATCGGTGCGCCAGTCTCAGAATCGAACTGAGTCATGCGATTTAGTGGTCGCCCGGGAAATCCATTCCCGCCACTGGTTTTCGGCCAATATTTGGTTCAATCCTCTTTTATTATGCGCCGATCGACTCTCCTAGCTTTGCGCGCGAGCTTAAACTATTTTTTATACTCATTGCTCTAGTTTGAGTTGTAGGGCGCCCGGGACTTGAACCCGATGTCGCCTGTTTATAAGACAGGTGCTTGACCAGTTAAGCTGCCGCCCATCGTAGGGTAGATTTCCTACCCTTTCAACATATTTATTATATCTTAATTTTTACTGAAAGTCAAATGTTAGTCTCTGAAAAACTCTCGAACATTATCCTCTGAATATCCAACACTTTTCATAAAATCAAGAAAAAGCTCGCATACATCATCACAATAAATACCATCTTCTTCGCCTTGAAACATATTAACTTTACGTTCTGAATGGCCTTCATCCTTAAAAGAATACATAAAACAAACCTTTTCCATATTTACTCCTTTCATTCATCATCTTCAACTTTAATTACACGATCTACAAGAGTTGGAGAATAACCAAGCGCCAGCACGAACATCTTAAAACGTTTGGCTAGCATAAAAATAGTAACATCTTCTGGATTTGCTGAAAAACTAATGTTAATATTGTCATTAGTTTCATCATCGACTGAATTGTACCTAAAATCATAATAGTCTTTCATAGGTATCCCCTTTCTCTTTTTCTATAAATAGTATATCATAATTTTGAAAAAAGTCAAATAAAAAATTTCCATAATTCATACTGAGCCGTTTGCATGGCGTTCTGAACTATGGAAAATCACGCCAATAAGTTCGCAACGCTTATCGCGCTAAGCAACGATGTCGTGTCGCTCTCTACGCTTCAATTCCGATGTGAAGACAACGCATACTATTTACGGTGTATGATTACCCGATGTTCTCTTACCTGAACATAAGGTTTCGCCACTGGTTCTCTAGAAAAACCTTACGGGGCTGGCCTCCCGGCGGCTCTGTGGGCCTGCTCCACTCTTAATTACTTAAGCGCTAGGGAGAACTAAGAAACCCCTTGGAGCGCCATATGGGACTTGAACCCACTACACCAACTTGGAAGGATGGGATGTTACCATTACACTAATGGCGCATAACTCGGCGCATATTTCTATCGCAAAGAAAAAATGGAGCGAAAAAAATACATCATTGCTGTAGGCGCCGATATATATGGCTAGGGCGGGGAGGTTCGAACTCCCAACTACCTCCTTCAGAGGGATATCACGGTTTTAGAGACCGGTGTTCTACCATTGAACTACGCCCCAACGTAAGGCTGATTTCGGCTCAGCCATAAGCCTTAATTAGAAAGGGAAAATCCTATCGAAGACATCGAACAAAGTTGGAATCTCTTCCGTATTTGTAGTAGTGAAATGGTATGAATGATACTTATCCACAAACTCCTTGATCTTCTTCTGATAAGCCTTCTGCGCGTCAACCATAGCCTTACGAGCCTCTTCAACCGCGTTAGCCATTTCCTTGCGCTCAGCGACTTCCTTCTCTTTCTTTTCCTTAGCAAGCGCAGTTTCGCGCTCCTTGCGAATCTTTTCCAGATTTTCCTGTTCCTTCGCATGGAACTCTGCTTCGAGGCATGCCTTCTCGGTATCAAATACCTTGCCAAGTTTTTCGCTGTAATACTTCATATCTCATAACCTCCTTATGTTATGAAAAAATATTCTTAGAAGAGATGTTCCTTACCATCTTTTCTAAGAATATTATACACGAAAACTCAGCAAAAGTCAAATATTAGGATAGTAATTTCCAACCAGCAGGATATGCGGATGGAGACCAAATATTATTGTCAATTAAGCTTTCATATGTTTGACCTTCGAACATAACTTTATCGCCTTTCATATAAGGATTGGTGCTATCTGGCTGTTCCCATTCTGGAATAACCTCTGGGTCGGGAATAAGAACTTTTGCCCATAAACTTGGAGCAGCAGTTGGAGTCCAAGCATCCTGGGAAGTATGCGCTTGTAAGCACCGATATAAAGTGCCTTCAAAAAGAACCCTAACATCCTTTTCATAGGGAACATCGGGTTTCCAGTTTGGAAACAAGTTTTTTGCTTCCAAAGCATCCTCATCGGATAAAGATATAGCCGCCTTTTCAATATAAGGACGGAGTTTTCGCGCCAATTCTACAAATGTCATGTCACATCAACTCCTAATAAGATTTTTGCGGCTTCAAGCTCTTGTTCTAAAGAAGTAATTTTATTAGCTTGTAAAGTTAAATACTCATCTTTAGTGTATTCAATGTAATCATAGCTGAAACCAGTAATAGTATGTTCATCAATAGCTTTAGAATATTCTTCAATATTAGAAGCCACAAAAACTGCATTGGGAGTAAACTCAATATCACTTGGGCGTGACGCACTATAAACTTTACCATAATTTTTCATAAATATCACGCTCCCATTTTAGCTACCCATTTGTTAATATTTGCGGTATATGTAGCATTCTTAGTAGGAATATACATTAAACGAGCACCATAATTTAAACGTGCTCCTGTAGTAACGTTATAGTCAGCGGCATAATAGAATGGACCGGCATTCTCTTGATGACTATAGGCACCGCCACAAGCGATAATCTTATTTTCGGTAGTATTAGGAGTTACCCATAGATTATCGCCAACAGGAAGAGCACTAGAAGCTCTATTTGAGCACTCAATTGGTAAATATACCCAGTCATAGTCGCTATTGCCATAGCCCATAGCATTTATCCAAGTATAGTTAGAAGGAAGATTAAAACCAACATCTTCATAGTTATCGCTAACGGTATCAGGAGTATAATTGAAGTTTGTACAAATATATGGATTGCCACCCTGAGACTTACCATCACCTTTAACTACTACACCACCAATCATTTTCCAAATATTACCCCATGGATTTTCTAATCCACGATAACTGATTGCGCGCTTACCGGCAACAGTATAAGTAGTAGTTGAACCATTGATTTCGGTTACTGTTGCTTCTGCCGCACCAGTAGTATTACCTAAACTAGAGGTAGAACCAGTAATAGAGCTACAATTGTAAGAACTATTGCCGGAAACATTACAAATACCAAGTTCAAGTGATTGCTGGCCATTCATAGAACCAAACTCAACCATCTCTAACATCTGGTTAGTAGCAACAGCAGCCATGTTTTCGATATGCCAACCCGCGCCACGCGCAGTAGCGTAAGATTCCATTTCAGCAATAGTCTTAGCGGCAACTGGCTTACTATCGGCAATAGAGGTTAGTTTATTATCGGTTAGGCCGCCTTCATAGGCTGAGAATAGTACATAATCTAATTCACTATCTCCATCTTTAAAGATAGGCGCTAATTTATAATTGCTATGCTTCTGGACAGAAATTGAAATAGTCTCATGACGAATAATCTGTCCTTTTGAAGCTGTTTCAATGTTCAAAAGTGTGCGCTGATAGTAGAACTTAGGCTGATATATCATAACTTGTCCATTACTACCATCATCTTTATAATTAGCATCTCCATAGAAAGCAGTAATTTCACCGTTATCGGAAACATTACAACGCATACGGCCGCCGTACATTGGATATTTGTTAAAGTCAGAACCAGCATTGAGCGATGTAGCTTCTTGGATTCTCATAATAGTTCTGTTAGCATAATCAATATCTAAACCAATTACACCAGTTGGATTATAAATGCCTTCTTTCGTAAGAAGGGTGATTAGATCTTCTTCACTAATTTCACTCGCAGCAGCATTACCATTTTCATCTACGACTACCATTTGGCCTGCGTTTTCTGGGCCGAAATCAATACTACCGCTACCGCCGCCACTACTAGATGGAGTAGTCCATTTTAAGTCATAATCGGTATCAGAGTTCTTAGAAAGAACTTGGCCTTCGGAACCACCCGCAGGAATAGGAGTTAATTTATTACCTTCTTTATTTGTGAAATCCCAATTAACATATACGTCTCCCGCATGATAGGCATTTCCTTCCCATCCAAAAGCGGTACTATTTGAACGTCCGCCAGAAGAAGTACCATTACCAATAACAAAAGGAGCATCTGTATTAGAAGGTAAATATTTCCATTGATTTCGTTCTGGATAATCGCCCGCTCGGAAAACTGGATAAATACACTCATGGCCCTATCCTTGATAAGTTACTCTATCTCCAACATTATACTTCGCGCCTTTAGTAAAAGTAGGATAAAGTTCCATTGAAAGATTATAAGTACCACTTGCGTGTGAAGCAAATGCACCAGCTACTGTTAGATCACCTTCAGAATGAGCGGCTTCTCCACTTGCGGTAGTATTTCCTCCTTCAGAGTGTGCTCCCACTCCAGAAGCAGTTCCGCCCCATCCTTCTGCGTGGGCGCCATCCCCAGAGGCTATAGTCCCATTACCTTCTGCATGAGAATGAAGTCCGGATGCTTGAGTATTATAGCCTTCTGCATGTGAATTATTTCCTGTTGCATAGGTATAAGTACCATAAGCCTGTGATGAGGTTCCACTAGCAGTTATGTTTTCGCCAAAAGCAATACTATTCTATCCCACTGTAGTGTTGGCGGAGCGTCCCCTACTTAATGTAGTATCTAATACAGTGTCTGCCTTATCCGCTTTCTCATCTAGCATAGATTTGGTTACGCCGGCTTCTTGCGCGGCATCTAATGCTTCTTGCGCAGTTTCAAGTAATTCGGTAGCAGTTGTTACTTTTTCTGTAATGCCTTCAGCCGCCTAATTTACAGAAGCAATCGCGGCATCAGCGCTATCTGCGGCCGCAGCAGCACTAGTGGCGGCTTCTTTTGCCTATTGTGCGTATTTAGTTACGTCTGCTGGTTGAGACATAGCCTTTGCTAACATAATATCAATTATATCCATGATTAGCCACCTGCCTCAACAACATCTATCCATTCCTTATCACTATTAGCAATTAGCATTTGAAATGGATTTAATACAACGGCAACAGATCCCAGCACAATATATTCTTCTGGTATATTCTATAAATCTGATGGAGTATCACAAAAAAACTCATTAGTAATTTCATTATCTAATGAGCCACGTTTACTCATTTTATATGCCATATTTTTTCACTTCCTTAATAAAATTGGGCTATCTCCCCTTTACTCTAATGTATTTATGTTATGCGCAAAGAATGGTTTTAATTTAAAAAAAATTATGGGGCATTATATGCCCCATATTTATATGTAAATATTAAGTCGGCGCGAAGCAGCGATTTAATATTATATACTTAAATGTGTTTTATTCCGATAAGTTTAGTAATTGAGCGTGCAGCAGTATATGCGCTTATTCCCGTAGATAATATTGATAATTTTTCCATCTAAGTTAAAGTTAATTGAGTGGTACTATCAACATGTATTTTAATAGCAAAAGCGCGAAAACCATTTGTTACTGGGTCTATACATACTCCACGGAATGATTTATCATCACTATCACTATTATAAGTAAGGGCTCCTGTAGCGCCAGTATCTAAAACTGCTTCAATTACTGCCCACTAACTAAAATCATTGGTGACGGTAATATTACCACTCGACCATCCAGTATCACTGGACCATAGTACCGGCGCAGTAAAGGTATCATATCCATTATGATATAATCCCCAATTATCTGCTATTTCAACCCTATTGCTGCCGGTTGGATAGCAACCATAACTAAACGCATTTCGTTCTGGTTCCCATCTCATTAAGGCTTCTGCGCTTGATAACTGAACTTCTATTGAATCAATAGAAGTAACATTATCATAAAATGTTACTTTTATCATATATTTCGTATCATTGCTAAAGGGATAAGTTGTAATATCAGGAGTCAATAGTGAAACATATTCTCCATTATACATTGGAGTTGTGGGATAACTGCCATTAAACTCTTTTGCTTCTACCTTCATAAATAACGCATTGGAAGTTCCTATTTTAGTATAACTCGCAGAGGACTCTAAATATAAGCCTTCTCCAGTAGACACAACTACCTATGTGCTATCGCATCTTTTTGCCGTAACTGTAGTATAAGAAGGTAGATTATAAGGAGTTACTTCTACGGAAGTAGTTGTACTAACAGTTCTATTGCGGCTATCCGTTGCGGTAATAGTATATGTTAATGTCCCACTATTACTGAAAACACTACTGGTCGCAGTTTTCTCTAATGATGTTGTATTTCCAGCGAAAACTTTATTTAAGCCATTGCCGCTGAAAGTTAAACTCTTTATTATAGCTCCATATTTAGCTGTACTAGAGGCTGTTAATTGTAGATAGCTATAATTTTGTAAAAGATATTCTACATTATCAAGAGTGACAGAGTTCTTTTCAAGTGTACTGGTAATAGAAACTGAAGGATTATAAGTGCTTGTGTTAGGTACAGTTATTGTAAATGTTTTCGTACTCTAACCAACAAGAGTAGAGCCATTATAAGTTTTAAGAATGGCAGTAGCAGTACCGCTCGTGGCGGAGGGGATCTCATTTGCGTAACTGCTATCTATGGAGACAGAGCCGGAAACGGCTGTGCTTCCTGCGGCGATATTAACTACAGAAGAAGTTTTATCACCAAAAGTAACCTATAGTTTATGACTATAAGTGGAATATGCGGCCGTACCTGATACTGTTACGGAACCGCCGCAAGCAACTGATGAAGTAATCGAAGAGATTTTTGTTGCTACATCACTTACTTGCCATTCTATAACTAATTTAATATATGAACCTGATTTTAATTCACCAGAGCTGCCATTGATACCATATAGATAAAGAGAATTGATATTGGTAAAATTACTATTAGTATAATAAGTACTACTAATTGTCGTGACTGACTCCTGGCCGCCGCCAGTCTGAGCATCTAGTGGCTATGAAATAATTGTACCAGAACTATTATTTACTTTAATTTGAAAATTATAGGAGCTGGTATTGCGGAAAGTACGATAAAACTTTACAGTTTTAATTTTATAATTAACACTAGGAAAATCTCCCGTTTTATTAACAACAAGCGTATAGCCTGTCACATTTATTGTCTAATTTCCAACAACTTCTGCTGAATAAGTTACTGTTCCTGTGTTTGCCATGGGCTCACCTCTCATGCATCTTCAAGGGCTTTAACCCATGGAGTTGCTTTATCATTTTTCTCTAATTTTAAATGGCTAATTGTTAAAGTAGTACCTGTCCATCCAGTAGTACCATCAACTGACCTAAGATAACCACGCATACGGGTAATCGTGCCACTTGCCTACTTATCCGTTAATTTAAACGTAGTTTCAAAATGTCCAGAATACTCAGAAGCTCCATTCGTTTTAATAATATCGTAGTTGTTGCCTCCGCTAAGACGAACTGGCCATGTATCAGATTGTACTTCATTTGAATAAAAGAGCAAACCAATTCTAAAATCAGGGGCATTTGAAACAACATTTAATAATTTATAGTCATAAGATATGGTAAAAGTATCATCCTAATTTCCACTAATCAAGGTTTGTCCATCAGATACTAAATATACCCAATCTCCATATTTATAATTAGAACTAGCGGCCATACTGAGTGAATTAGGTGTAGCTGTGCCAGCAAAATAATTTCTCTTAACAAATAGAGAATCGCTATCAAATGTCCAAGTCACATCATATCCATCTACTGTAGCAGTTAACCCGCCGAGCATAAACTTATTTTTAATGCCTTCCTAAGTAGCAACTAAAGTGGAATTATTGATATAGGCAATTTCCTATTTCTTTTCTAAAAAACTAATCTTATCGTCTGATATAATGGCTTTATAGTCGCCCTCTACCCATTTTTGCGCGGTTTCATCATACTCTTGTTTAGATAATGTTAATTCTGAATCATCACCCTATGCATTAAACCATTTTTCTTGCCAGTCAGTTAATGAACTGGTTTGGTCTTGTAGAGTATCAACTGTATCATTTAAGATAGCTTGCTATTGTTCTGTTGTAGAAACCCGCAAGTTCAAGGCTGATTGGTCATAGTCATAATCTTCTTGTGATACTTTTTGCTCTAGAGCATTAGTATTAGCTTGTATTTGCGCGGAAGCCTCATTTAATGATGCGCTTAAATCGTTAATTTGCGCGCTTAAATTATTTTGTAACGCAATCAAATTAACATTTATATCATCGGGAGTAATGTACAAGTCATCAGCATTATAAGTAACCGTTGTTGTACCTACTGTAATACTCCCATTATTAAAAAGCTCCTCGGCCTAATCTTCAGTCAAGTAAACTATTTTATGTAAATATGAATTACTCATGGTGTTGGCGCCTCCTCTTCAGGGATTTCATGCCAGTTGGAAGGGGAATCATAGATTCCAAGCCAAACATGATGGGCGTAAGCATTCCCATTGGTTAAAATCATACCTTCGCCAGCGATAATTTCAGTAATTTCATTATATAAGATCTACATATTCTCCCTCCTTAGTTGGCAAGCGTCCAACCCTTGTTTGTTGCTATTTGCTTTTCAGCAGTTGTGAGTTTGTTGAGGTTCATTGTGCTTAGGTTGATTGTGCGAGTGGTTGTGGTGGTTTGGAGATTGTTAAATAATGTTACTATCTATTCTACTGGTAAATTATAACTGCCTTGTACATTAAAGTTTAATTTTACTGGCGGGAAGCCAATAATTTCTTTTAACTGCCAACACTAGCCAAGAAAATAGCTTGGCGCAGTAGAAGTTACTTTTGGGATACTCCAATTACTCAAATTAACCGATTCCAAACTATAACAATAATAAAACATATTAGTTATAGTGGTACATAATGGGAGCGATAGGCCTGATAAATCAACTGTTTTTAATCCATAACATTCCTAAAAAAGAGCAGCAACTGTAGTTACTTTAGATAAATCCCATTGAGTTATATCCACAGGTATTTCAGTTAGAGAAGCACAATAGTGAAACATTTCAGCGATTGTTGTAACTTTAGAAGTATCCCAAGTTGTTGTTGGAAAAACAATTGTTTTTAAACTCTAACAACCATTAAACATACTAGATAAAGTAGTACAATTACTACAATCAAAACCGGAAATATTAACACTTTCTAAACTATAACAATTCTAAAAGAACCCAAGATAACTATTACTATTCATTTTCCATCCGGAAATATCTAAATCTTTTAAACGATATGCATTAGTAAACATATTCGCGCCACTAGCAGTAGAGCTAGTAAAATCCCAGTTTATAATACCTGTAATTTTTGACAGTGAAAAACAACCACCAAATAAGCTCTAATGACTTGTATTATTATCATCATCAAGACTCGATAAATCCCAATTAGATGGGAAGTGAAGTTCTTTAATAGAATAACAATTATAAAATAAGTAGGCTATTTTTTTACAACTTCCTGAGTCCATTTTTAGCCATGACAAATCTATACTTGATAATTTATAACACGCTCTAAAACAGCTATCAATTCGCGTTAAATCTCCTGTCTATATTGTTGGCGCTTTAATTTCTCTCAAACTACGACAGTCATAAAAAGTTGATGCCATACTTGTAACTGCGCTGACATCCCATGCGCTTAAATCTAAATATTTTAAACTGTGACAGGCAATAAACATCGCATAAAAAGTAGATACTTTACCAGTATCCCAATTTTTTATTCCTTCTAGGTCTAATAAACTTCGACAATTCTCAAACATATTTGTCATGCTTGTAACATTAGTGGTATTCCAATTTTCTAATCCTATAATTCTTCTTAAACTGCGACAATTTCTAAAAACGTATCCTAATGAAGTTACGCGAGAGGTATCTAAGTTAGAGACATCTAATTCTCGAACACTAAAAAGTCCATCAAATAAATTATCCATAGTAACGTTTAATTTACTAGTGTCTAAAGAACTTATATCTAAATGTATTAAATTAAAGCAATTCTAAAACATACATCTAAATCGCGCACAATTCTAAGTTTTTAATGCGGTAATATCTAAATCCTATAAACAATAAGAATTGATATACATATAAGAACAATCATATAATTTTGTGCCAGTTCCATTGCCAACCTTTTCGCGCTATAGAGAATGCGCACTCCAAAACTGCGCATTTGCGCTATAATTTATCGTAGTAATATTAGGAATATAAGCAATTCTTTCCAATAAATGCTGCTATTGCGGCAAAAATACTCTTCCTTCTGGAGACTGCGCAGCAGGAACATTTAGAAGTCTAAATAATTTTATATTACCAGTTACGCGAACCACAACATATCCTGTAGCATATTCATTAAAGAAATAATAATTATTACTATTATGCGCCACAGTATCCGTGGAATCCACTACATACGTGCCATTTGTAATATGCCCAAAATCAACTGTTGCGGTGTCCCCCGTATTAGTTAATTCAATATGAAAGCTACAAAAGTCATCAGGCGCGCCCGTGCTATATGTCATATAAATAAAATCATCGTTTCCAGTAAACTATAGATTTAAACTGTCCAAGTCTGGCCAACCATTTGGCCGCGTCCAGACTTCATCCTCATCATTAACCTTTATTGTAAAATCCTAATCAAAACCATATGGCTCATTCAAATCCTCAATTATCTCACTAATATTCCTATCTTCTGTCTTTCCGACGCGATAACTAACCGCATCCTATAAGTTTTCAAACTATTCATTCGTAAGAAGTACACCATCATTACTCGCAATAGGCATTGTATTACCTACACGTACATTTCCTAAATAAACTGCCATGGCGTTCCTCCTTACTCATTTAACCTAATAATTGGGATTTTACAATCCTCAATCTAATCGGTTGTAACGAGAGTTTCTCCTGCGGGAATGGTTAAATCCGTCCCGTTGATTTGATTCACATAAATATCCCATTTATTATCGCTATTGCCCAAACTATGGTGATTAGTACCTTTTGGAACATTATTATGTGGGATTATATCAACCCCAAACGTCATATTAGCCATAATAAATCACCACCTTATGTTACGGTAGTTTGTCCATTTGCGTCTACCGCAAAATGAAATGTAATTGTACCATTGGCTCCATTTGGAACCTCTATTTCAAAAGTATTACTGCCCGCGGCAGTAGTTAGCACGGCTTTTGTTACCTATACATTTAACTCAATATCCGTGCTAACATACTTGCCCGCAGTAGACAGTCTAATTATATTATTTTGTTTTTCGGCAGTAATTGTGCCGATATTATTTGTTAAACTTCCTGCCGCCATTTACTTCACCTCAAGTAATGGTATAGGAACCATCATATGTCTACATTGTACCAACAACAAGCGCGCCGGCATTATCATAAGCAGTATAACCTGCTAGAATGTAATTGGCAGGAGCATTGTCGCCAGAGGCGTCAGGTACAAGTTTTGCTAAACTAATTTTAACAGCAGGCGTATAGCCTTCGTTGATATATAAGAAGTCTCCAGATATTAGAGCTGGAGTAGTACTGGAAATATCAGTATAAGTAGTGCCGCTTGTACCACTATTAGCAAAAGTTGTTGTAGTAATAGGTACGTATGTAACCGCTGATGCGGCCGCACCGACAGTCAAATTACTACTATTAGAAGTGGTATATTGGCCGCTAGTAGTAGTACCATAACCGGCAGTCTTAACAGTTGCTGTTGCCGTGACAGTTCCAGTATTGGCTGGGGACGATACCGCAATATAATAACCAGAACTTGGCTTAGTAGTAGTTGCGGTGCCAGCAGCATCAATGTTAGTCGCACTATTCTTACTAATAGCTGGCGCCTTTGTACCAGTACCGCTAAGGTTGGCTTGAATAGCAATCTTAGGCAAGGTTGCCGCAAGAGTTGCTCCATCTGTATTTGAAGACTTTGTACCAACATTACTGGCAATGTAGCCCTCGGTAGTGATAGTTGGTGCGCTAATAGTTGCTTTGCCTGTTAAATCGAAATTAGAATTAGTGGAATTATAAGCTACAGTAGCAGTAGAAATAGTTGCTGTTCCAGACTTGATTGCGCCCGCTTTAATAGGAACATACGTTGCGGCCGCAGCATTGCTTCCTACACTAACTGTAGTCGCTTCATCTTTCAAATAATGCTCTGTAGTACCATAACCTTCAGTAGTAACTGCGCCATTGATAGTTAAGGTGCTAGATTTTGCGGTGGCATCGACTCTAACATATGCGCCGCTACTAGGTTTGGTGGTAGTAACTGCGCCACTTGCGGCATCAACCCAACTATCGCCAGACGGCTTAGCAGTCCTGGCAATTACTGGCGTTACCTTAGCAGTCCCGGATACATCTACTCCAACCTAAATAGTTGCCAACTCTTTAGAACCAGAAATACTATTTCCATTCTTAGTACCTTCAGTAGAACTTACATAGCCTGCGGTATTGATAGTAGGAGCAGCAATAGAACCACTTGCGGTCTGTATGAACTTGCTCTCATCGCTATCCCAAGCTGGGCTAGAAATTGTAGCTGTGCCCGCCGCAGAAGTAATTGTACCTAGCGCTACTGAGGAAGTACCGCCAGTTATCCAACCAGAACTATAAGTAACGCTTCGGCCGCTAACAGTAGCAGTAGTAGTCTTTATTGGAACATAGTGGATGTCAGATTGCGCCGCGCCAACGGTAGCTGTGGCGGCCGTCCCGACACCAAAATTAGTAGTATCACCATAACCAGCAGTATTAACTGTTGGCGCGGAAGTAATAGTAGAAGTATTGGCATTACTACGAATAGCTACATAAACTCCACTAGACGGAGCAGTTGTAGTTGCATTACCATTTGCGGCATCAGTTACGCCGCTAATGGAGATTGCTTGCTTTGCCAAAGCTGGCTTACGAGCACTAGTTGCGCCGGTGAGAGTGGAATTGAGGATAATTTTATCTACGGTAGTATTTAAAACTGCGCCGCCAGGGTTGGTATTTCTCGTACCTTTGGTAGATGAAATATAACCAGCATTTACTACTGTAGGGGCACTTACTGTTGCGCTACCACTAATTGTAAAGTTATTACCAGTTGAATTATACAGATATTGAACAGTATCAATTAGCGCGGAACCTGAAGTGATTTCACCTGCTGCGCTACTATCCGCTGCGCCAATAATAATGGTTCGCGCGCTATTATAACCTTCGGTAATGGAAATAGTTTGCGCCGAATCAGAAGGATTGACTGTGCTGCCACTTGTTATTGTGGTAGTGCCATTCTTTAAAATAGATTGATTTACTGTACCAACAGCTACGGGGTCAGTTGATACCTGGTGGTCTCCGGCTGTTATCCATCCTGCGGTAGCAACATTAACATTACCAGCAAGATTAACTGTTGGAGAATACTTTCCATTTGAAGCTGTTCCCATTGATAGCCCAGTTGTAATATCATTTAGCGAAAGAATAGGATTAGTAGCAGGGTTTGTTGTAATAGTAACGCGCGCATTTGCGTCGACAAATCTATTTTCTGTTTTAAAAGTGATTGTTGTGTTGCCCGATTCAGTAATCGTATACGGCACATACCATCCGCCCGCATCATTTCCTGCAATTGGCATTAGCGTTCACCTCTTTAATAAATAGTTCCCGCATATACAGGAACGAATACGTCTTGAGAGCCATCAAAGGTATATTCTTGCCTGGCTCCAAAGGTTAATTTATGAGAAAGTTTTTTAGCAGTATTATTAACAATACGCCAATAAGCGCCATCATAAGTTAAAGCAATGGTTTCATTATCGTCCCATAAATTAACCGCTGTGCCGCTTAAAAAGATAGGCGCGGCCGCAAGCCCATTGATTTTTAAAGTGGGTGTGACCGCGGTATTTGTATAAGTAAAAGTAACGTGTATTGTTATACCAGTTACTAAATCAAAGTCTTTTATCGAGCATTCTTTTTGCGCGATTGCGGGAGGAGTATTACAAGTGCAATAATAACCATTTATATAGCTAGAAGAAGTAAATGGTAAGTTTATTACATTCGTAATACCATCTCCAACTTTCAATCTCGGATAAGGATGGGCATTATCAGCAAGATATATAACAATTTCACCTAAAAGTGGAATAAAATCTTGACCGTTTTCATTCCAATTAGCTTCGGTATCGCTTTTCTGCTAAAAGCGTGCGCGAACTGTTGCTGCCATAATAATACCTCCTTATTTATTAGTAAAAACTTGTGCCACCATTAAGAATTGTATCATCAATAAGATTTGCGCTTATCGGGATATATTCGTTGTCCCAATAATAGAGAATACGTTCTTCGGTGTCAAAATATAATTTATCCGTTTCTCCTATTTCGGGGAAGTTGGCGTAAGTTTCAAATATAATTTCTGTTTTATTGTCTAAGTATTTGCCGAAAGAAGAAGTAAACTCTTCTTTCGTCCCCATATATCCGCTATGTAAGGCTAAAGTGTAGAGTTTATCACTTAATAAGGTGAGGTTGCTGATTTCCCAAGGATAAATATGGGGTATTTTTGGATCTTCTGATAAGATAATGGGAAGAATTAACTCGTTGAAACGTAATAATAAATCACGAGTTCGTTGTCTATTGGATTTGTACATTATGGTTTCACCTACCTTATCTACACTTAATTTTAATTAGGTATATCCGTTGCGATTATCTTCATCTTGGGCGGCTTTTAAAGCACATAAGACGCCAATTAGTAGTATAAGAGCAGATAAAAATAAAAGTATTTTCATAAGAATCTCTCCTAAAATAAAAATAAGGTTTTAATCTATTCCTAAAAGGATTTTCGCGGCAGCAAGTTGTTCTTCTAGCGCGGCGATGCGCTCTTCCGGAGAGGGCTCGGCAGGTTCAGGAGTATCTTCCGGGGCCACTTCATCTGGTAGTTCTTTCTCTGTCCATGTCTGAGTTTTAATATCATATTCCCGTACAATCATCCGCTCACCCCCATGTCCCAGACCTCGATGTGTGTACCATCAAGGATGCTGTTTGCGTTGCCCGACGTTGCCCAAATACTCGCTGGCTCGCCATTGAGATAGATTTCGCCCGACACAGACTCAAAAGCAGGCTTCTTGTTGGCCGCTGGCGTATTGCTTTCCCATGCTGCAAAAAGATACTTGCCGGTCGCCATCCATGTATTGTCCGTGAGTTTTTTCACGTCAAGCTCGTGATACGTAGGACAGCGGCACCAGAGCCCTTGCGTATAGCCATAATGCACACTTCGACCACTGATCATCTCATACGAATTCATTGCCAGACTATTGGCGTCCTGCTGCTGACCTCTAATGTTCATCATCATCTTCGCGCCGTATCCACGATCAATACCGTATGACCCGGTTGATTTTCGGATGCTTAAATCAGCTACATGCTGGAAAATTCCATACGGGTTAAACCGCTTTGCGATGTACCGATGCGTTGGGTCAAGACCTGTTACGGTCGTAGCGGCTACCGCGCGATTACGGCTGATTTCAGCCCAAATCTCAAAGCGATCCAGATTGACGATACCTGTGTCGGTGATCGTATCGATGCTTGTAGTCGCATTACTGTAAATCTTGATCTGATTCGTGCCGACCAGTACGCCATACGCGCTTGATAGCGGAGCCAGCCACAGTTCAGGCGGCATGTAGCCATATTGCATCGGCGTTTCCTGTCCCTCGAAAAGCGGCACAGGATACACACGGATAGTCGTACTGAAGCTGTCTGTGAAGGGCGCAGTATTTTCTGCCAACGTCAGCACACCGGTAGAATAGTCGATGCTCTCCACCTTGATATGATGCCAGTTACCCGTATAGGTATAATCAAAAACTTTTACTGGATATTCACATGTCCCAGGAGGCCCCTGTACCGCCGTCAAACGCTGCAACTCTTCCACAATCGCCTTGCCTGTTTCATCTAACATCGGAGGCTTGTTAATTGTTGCCATAAACATCCTCCTCCTTCAAATATATATTCATTACAGATTCCACCATCCATCTTTCGGTGTCGCGGGGATTGTCGCCCGATACCAGTCAGGATCGCTGTCTGTACCAAGCGTTGTACCGTTTACCGAGATAATGATATAACCATACGGAGATACACGAACCTTCATCGGAGGCCCACCCTTGGAGGATGGGACATTCATGACGGTTTCCGTATCCATCGCCACGCCAAAGTGACCAATCGTGACTTCCGTGCCGTCCGCAGGGAGCTGTGTCTTCAACGGCAAGTTGAAGTTCAGGTAGCCCGTATGATAGCCAGTTGCCCAGAACGAGTTATTGCTATTCCAGTCAGTTGAACTGACATAGCTGTTGCTGTCATAACTGCGGTTGATCCACTTCGGGCCTACGGGATTCAGCGGAGAGCTTCCCATATAATACATAGAGTCTCCAATCGGTGTGATATTCGAGATCTTCAGCGTATAGCCTTGTGTACAATTCGGCTTCAAACGTATGATGATATTCGGATAGTCATAGCCGATACCGATAAAGTCGTTACCGGAACTTCTATTTGGTAGTGAGACGGTTAGTCTCGTATTACCTGTAAATGCGAAGCGGCTTGCTCTGCGGATGGCGATTGCGTTGGCCTGACTGGTTGTCAGGATCATCGTCGCGCCATCGGTGTCCGTATGGATGCTGAAGTAGCCAGCCCGAATTGTAATATCAATGGCCTAGTATGTTGCGCCGCCCTTGATATTAAGCTGGATATTATCACTCATATAGATATGATAGTTGTCCACTACGCTTGTGTTCTCAGGGATGATAATCTCCGAATAGTTTGTGCGCAGGAAGCGAACCACCATTTGATTTAGTGTACGAAGTTCTGCACCACCCAGAGAAAACCTCGCCTGAGATTCAGCAGAAAGCAGGAGTGAACCTTCGTTGTAATTGTGAAGGCCGTTAGGATACAGCGGCGCATAAGGCGCAGTTTCTCCTACAGGGAACTCAACGACGAAAACATTATTGACTTCCGCATTTAGCGGCGCGAATGTCAAACCAACCAGATGCTTATCGCTTGTGAACTCGAAGCCTTCGATTTCACCCTGATAGTATTTGGCAGCGCTGTCGATATTCGCCATTGCCCAACCAGTCTGCGCCTTCATACCGCTGATAAGGCCCGTAGCAATAACGCCGAACTCGGAGGACAGATAGAACCTGCCATTGCATACAGCAAAGTCCTGCCCGAAGCCTCTGGTTCCGCTTGCGCGAGGATCAATGTCAACGCCTGTCAGATCAAGTGTACCGATCTGCGTCCAAGCATCGTTTTCGCGCACGAAGATCAAATGATCCCATGTTTTGTAATAAAGCTTTTCAGCCACAGGATCATAGGAGATCGCGCTTGCGGTATAAACATTTGATGTTTCATCACGATAAGTATTTACTTGAGTTGGTTGAAGTACACGCGCCGTTACTGAACCACTATCAGTCGTGAAGGTTTCCTCCGCGCTAGTTAAGTTATTTAAATCATATACATAGAAATATCCTGCGTCTGCTTCTGTGCCAGCGGTACTAGTATCGAAGAACGGCGCAATCCAGATCATGCCCGTGTCAGGCACATACGCGCAGGAGTTCGCGTGGCCGAGATGGGCGTACTGCACGATGTTCCCATCCTTGTCCTACAAGCCAACCTCCGCATTGATCGTGCCATCATTGGTGAACTTGCGAATGATACCAATATCGCTTCCACGAGTAACTGCCTTCTGCCTTTCCAACGCATTAAAAGTATAATAATCATCGCCAAGCTTCAAACAGGAGGAAGCAAGATATTCCGCAGAGCAGAGATAGTCGCCCAAATAGATGGGCATCATGGTTGTATCGGCAATCTTGCCTTCCACGCTGTTGATGCGACGAAGCTGGGTCAGAATGGCCTGACCCGTTTCGTCCAATAATATAGGTTTGGTGACTGTGCTCATGCACTCACCTCCTCATAAGTTATACAAAGCTGTCCATTAACTACGGACAGACCAGTTTGAGATATGCCAAGCATGTTTTGGATGGCTGCTTGGGCTTCGGGTGTGTATGTACCGACCGCGTTGCTGCTTTGGCTCTGCGTGGTATCTCTTGCGGCTTTGGCTAGGCCGTAGAATGTTGCGATGTGCTGATAGGCAACATTATTACTCCGATTTGTAGCATTTCCCGTCTTTATTTGAGTTTGATTTGCATATCGTGTAAACCCGTAACCGTCTACTGATGCCGCAGGTATGTTCGCCACACCATTACTTACAATGCTCGTATTATTAACCTGTACATCCGTAACCATTCCACTAACCTGGTCATCCACATACTTTTTAGTTGCGGCATCGGTATTATCGGTTGGTGCGCCAAGATCTGTAATAGGCAGATTGCTCGCGCTATAATTAGTAGGACGTACAGATGCCCCGCTACTCGCAGCGGTCATACTATACACCATGCTTGAACTCCACTACTCTTCTTTGCCGGGAGTTTTTGCTCCATTGATCCATATTTGTATTGCGCCAAGTTCAAATTTGCCCATTACCAACTACATGATGCCGCCGCCTAAAGCCAGGGCAGTTAAAGGCGCGTAAAACGTTCCTGAAGCTCCTGCCTGTCCGAGCATGGTCAAGCATCCATAAACACTCTTGTTCGCTTCAAGCGCGGCTAAAATATCGCTCAAAGAGGTATCGCTCGTAACTGCGTCCTGCGCATCTACAGTAATGTTAACTATCATGACGTCGCTAGCATCCTTCAACGAGGACACATTGAACTCATTCGCAGTTCCCTTGAACAGCGTCATATCTCCTTGAAGTGCCATATCACCATTCCATTTGAGCTCCATAGCATTGGAACGAGTGGTTGCGTTGCCGTTACCAATTACAAAAGCAGTATCAGAATTAGAGGGAAGTTCCTTCCAGTTTGAGGCTGTCCAGGCGGCATCGCTATTTTCTGTAATACATTCATAGCCAACACCGTTATTGTTCACTTTGTCTCCAACTTTATAAGTTGTACTTGCAGTCCAATTAGGATAAATCGTCATAGTTTCATTGAAACGGCCACCAGCGTGAGAGGATGAAGCGTTAGCAATCGTGCTATTACCTTCTGCGTGAGACATAGTTCCACTTGCTGTAGTCGCATTGCCTTCTGCATGAGACATAACTCCAGTAGCATGAGTCATATATCCTTCAGCATGTGTCATTACATTGGTGGCTTCAGTGCTAAGACCCTCTGCGTGCGCAGCCATATCACCTGCGGTTGTGTTTTGTCCTTCTGCGTGAGAGGCTGAGCCATTTGCATGAGTCATATTTCCTTCCGCATGAGAATACATACCTTGCGCGGTAGTGGCTGTACCTTCTGCATGAGCAGTATAACCACTTGCGGTTGAACCGTTACCTTCGGCATGAGATGGACTACCAGAAGCCCTAACCCCCATACCTTCAGCATGAGAACCGACGCCACTTGCAGTAGCACCACCACTACCTTCAGCATGAGAGTACATGGCTGTGGCATAAGAGCCACATCCTTCAATGTGTGAATAGTCTCCAGACGCGATGCCGCCTTGTCCAGCAGCATAAGCACCAGCGCCAGTCGCGGAAGCCATATGTCCTTGAATGAGGCTTCCGTCCCATTTGATCGTTAAGGCGTTTTTACGCGCGTTCTCACTTTCACCATTACCTATCGCCATGGCGATAGGAGAATTGGTGGGAAGCTGATCCCACTTGGATGCCGTGAAGTTTTCATCGGTATTCGCGGTCTTACACTTATAGCCTACATAGGAATAGAGTACGCAGTCTCCAACCTTATACTCCGTGCCAGATACCCAGTCAGGATACAAATCCATCTTGTTATATCTACCACTTGCATGGGAGTCTCTGCCGGGAGCGATCGTATAGAAACCTTCAGCATGGGCATTTGTACCGCTTGCTTTCGTCTGGAAGCCTTCCGCATGAGAATAATATCCCGATGCTTCGGTGTAGTTTCCTTCCGCATGACTCGCTTCACTGGTTGCTTTTGTGTAGTAGCCTTCAGCGTGAGCTTCAGGCGCAGCAGCGAGAGTTGTATAACCTTCCGCATGGGTATATAAGGCAGTTGCCTGAGTTTCACGTCCTTCGGCATGACTATAATGGCCACCCGCAACAGTCCTGTCGCCTTCAGCATGAGAATGTTCTCCTGCCGCTGTTGTGCGATAACCTTCCGCATGACTGTATTCTGCTGTTGCTTGACTGTTGCTGCCCTCGGCATGAGACCCTTCACCAGTCGCGGCAGTATAATAACCTTCGGCATGGGCTCTATATCCGGCAGTTGTATAGCCGCCTTCAGCATGTGCTGCTTGATAATTTGCGTTGGT